TCCGAGGCCCCGGCTTCGCCCGACTCGGTGACTTGCGGGCGTTCCAGCTCGTACCGGTCGTCGAGCGGTGTCAGATCACGCCAACTCACAACCGCCTCCTCAGCCGTACTCGGCGGCGCAGTCGCGCAGCGCATTCGCCTGGCGGGCTTTGGTCAGGTCGCGGGCGACCGCCGCCTTCTGGGCCGCTGTCGCGCCGGGCGGCAGCGTCAGGACCGTCGTCCAGAGGCTGATGTTCTTGATGCGGCTGACGTTGGACGCCTGGCAGGAGGTGATGTTGTCGGCCTGCTGGGCGCCCTGGATGTCGGACACCTGGATGACCAGGTAGATGATGACGCCGACGAGGACGGCGAGGAGGGCGAGGGTGACGGCGACGAACGCGGCGACGATCCGGTCGCCCATCCTGCCGGGCGGTACTGCTGTCACGGGATGTTCCCGCCGCCTTTCTTTTTCTCGTCGTCGGCGTCGAGCATCTTCTGCCCGGCGGGCGTCTCCTTGGCCTCCGCCTCGGAGGCGTGGAACTGGGCCATCCGGTCGGCGAGGATCAACTCGAGCTGGTCGCGGCGGCGCGTGGTGCGCTCCAGCGAGTCGGTGTCGGACGGGTCGGGCATGATGCCCTTGTCTTTCCCCAGCTGGATGACGCGCTTCAGGACGACGATCAGGGATTCGGCCTGGTCGAGTTCCTCCTGCCTGGCCGCCGTCATATCGCTGTTGACAAGTGTGTGAATTCGTTGGGTTTGCGCGGACAGGTCATCAAGTTTCGACGCTGCGTCCACCGCCTGGCTCTGCGCCACCTGCGCCTGCGCCTGCGCGACCCGCGCCGCCTCCTGCGCCGCGACCGCCGCCGCGGCCGCCGCGGCCGCCACCTTGTCCTGCCGCTGGTAGTCGGCCAGCTGATCCTCCCGGTGCATACGCTCAGTCCTGTGCGCGAGGATGAGGGGGGCGGTGACGGAGGCGAAGATCGACGTGACGACGGCGAGGGCGACCGCGATGATCGTCCCCATCAGGCGGCCCTCGCGAACCGCTTGCCGCTGCCCGCCAGCATCAGCCCGCCAGGCCAGGGCGCGCACGGCTGGCATCTGCAACTCGGGTGAACAGCGCCCGGGAAGCCGATTGCGGGCATGCGGGAAGCGCGGAAGTTCCGGCCGGACGCGGCCTTGCACGCGGCGGAGGTGCGCTTGTCGGCGACGGCGAGCCAGCCGAGGAGGTCACCGTGCTCTGCCGCCGCCATGTCGGTCCTGCCCGCCGCCGCGGCGCGGTTCCACATCGCAGCCTGGTGCTGGGCGTAGAAGCGCCGCTCCCGGGTGAGCTGGTCGCGGACCGCGCCGGCGACCGGGTCGCCTTTCGCCCGGGCGTCCCGGACGGCGCCGAGGACCCGCCTCGCGGCGGCGAGCACGAACTGGGCGCGGCGCGCGGCGTTCATCCTCGAGGTCTGCTCCGACGCGGCCCCGATGATGCCGGTGAGCGGCGGCGGGTGCTGCATGACATCGCCGAGGACCGCGCTCAGGGCGGCGAGGGCGGCGGCGGTGAGGATGAACGACGCTTTCAGCGTCTCGATCGCGGTGGCGGCCGAGGTGGCGGTGACGAGGACGGCGGCGACGGCCAGCGGCAGGGCGGGGTCGTCGAGGCCCGACGGCTGCTGCTGCGGGGGCGGCGGGGGGCGCTGCGGGGGGGCGGGGGCGGTCACATCCGCCTCCGCCGCCGGTACCGGTGCGACGCGATGTGCCGCATGTCGCCGAGCGCCGCGGCGAGCGCCCCCGCCCAGTCGCCCCGTTCGCCGGTTGATCTCATGCCGTCGCCTCGCACGTCGAAGCACCAGCGGGCGGTCTCCCGGTCCTTCCAGATCCGCGCTTTCATGCGGCTCTGATGCCCGGGTCGTCGGGGAGGCGCCCGGCCTGCTCCGGGTTGATGCCGGCGGCCTCGCACAGCGCGTTCATCTTCCGGTCCAGTCGCTGGACCTGGTCCTGGAGTTCCCAGATGATCTCGTCGGTGGTGGTGCTGGCCACGGTGTCCCGGCTTTCCTGGTCAGGCGTTCGCGCGCTGTAACGGTGTCGTCACCCATTGTCGCGCCCCTGGCGTGTTAAAGCACATCAGGCGCACCAGGGGACACAGACGCGTTGATGGTCCGGGCGGCGCGCAACCTCCCAGAACGCGCCGCCCGGAGCTTTCACCCGGGGGTCAGGCCGTCGGCGAGGTTCCCGGCGGCACCAGGGCGGTGACGGTGCTGACCGCGGTGTCCAGGGACGCCTGAGTCGCCGCCATGGACGCGACCGCCGTGTCGAGGGCGGTGGTGTCCACCGTCGCAGGGAGCGCGGCGAGCGCAGCCTGCACAGCGGCCACGTCGGTGCCGAGCTGGGTGACCTGCGCCTGCACGTCGGTCATGGTCGCGCCGATCTGGGCGGTCGCGGCGTCGATGTCGCTCTGTGACATGATGATTTTCTCCGTGTTCTGTTGGATCGTGCTGAGCATTGCGCGGATCTCGCGCAAACCGAAAAAATCGGGCATGGGGTTTCCCTCCAGGGTCACTGCGCGAACCCGCCGGCCATCCTCGGCGTGCTCGCCACGACCGTCCCCCCCCGGTCGACGTCCGCCCAGTACGTCACCGGCCCCGACGACACGCTGAACGCCACCGACCTCGCCCCGCCCGCCGGGACCGGCACCGCGAACGTCCTGCCGCCGGCGGTCCAGACGAGGCTCTCCGCGTACCCGGACGCGGCGGGCAGCGGACTGGCGAGGGTGAGGGTCTCATCGCACCGGCACCGCTGCGCGAGCTCCGGCGTCGCCGGGCAGATGACGGTGAACGCCCCGCCGAGCGCGACCGGCGCCGACCATCGGCCGCGCGCCAGGTAGGCGGCGGTGAACGTGACGGCGGCCCCGTCGGCGGCGGTCGCCTTCAGGATCACGGACCCCGCCCCGGCGGGGGCGGTGACGGTCGCGGCGGCCTTCCCGTTCACGAGCAGCGCGTACCGGCCCTCATCGGAGCCGGCCGCCTGCGTGATGACCCCGGTGACGTTCCCCGTCCCGTCGCACTCGCACACCGCCGACGCCCGCGCCCCCGCCGGGTGCGGCGAATACGAGGCGGACGCTGCCAGGCGGGCGGTGAGCCCGTAGACGAGCGTCTGGAAAGCCTTCCCCGCCACCCCGATCCGCAGGTCATCCGCCGGGGCCAGCGCGGACCCGGTGACCCGCACCGGGCTTCCCAGTTCCGTGAACGGCTGCGGCCTCCCCGACCGCCCCGCCGCCCCGATCAGCGCGTTCCCCGCGGTGAACCCGGCGGCCAGGCCGGCCACCGCGTGATGCGACGCCGACACGACGTTCAACTGCGCGGCCCCCTGCTGCCCCGGGGTGGTCGTCTCGCGGGGGAACGCGAGGTTCCTCGTGTACGGGCCGGCGCCGGCCCGCATGCCCGCCTGGAGCCTGCTCATCTCCGCGGCGACCGCGGCCGGGATGACCAGGCCCCTGTAGTAGCCGAGCCCCCCGGTGACCTTCAGCATGTCGATCCGGGCGGCGGCCGCCGTCACATTGTTCCCGCTGTCGCCGCCGTTGGCGTACAGCCAGCTGAGCTCCGCGGACTCCGCGGCGCTCCCCCACTGCCCGGTGCGCCAGGATGTGGGGGCGGTGAGGATCTTCCCCGGCGACAGGCAGATCACGATCCGCCCGCCGGTCTCGAATGACCCCATCCAGTCGGCGCCGCCCGCCCAGCGCATGAGCAGGCCGGCGTGCCGGGCGGGGAGCGGCTCCGATCCCCGCCCCGGGGCCATGGCGCCCGCGGACGCCACCACCGGGACGCCCGCGACCGCGGCCGCCACCCCGGCCAGAACTCCTGTGATCCTGCCGAATCTCAACGTTCTACTCCCCCTGCATCGTTTCCGGTCATTGCGCCGCCGCCGCCAGCCCGCCGGCCATCGGCGGCTTCCCCGCCGGCGGCGACGGCTGCCCCCCCGGGGCGAGCGACGGCAGCGACGGCGCCTGCGCACGCGGCACCCCGCCCGGCTTCGCCCCCGCGCCCTGCGCTATCGCGGTGCCCGCCGCCGCGATCCCCTGCAACTGCCCCAGGCCGGCGGCGGCCTCCGGGGGCATCCCGGGCGGCGGGTTCCCCGCCAGGGCCTCCGCCCGCTGCGACGCCGTGCTCACCAGCGACTCGTGGACCTGCCCTGCGTCCAGGTTGAGGATCACCGCCATCCGCTCCGTCAGGAGGTCTATGAAGGCGAGCGGGACGTTGAGCTTGGGGGCGGCCGCCATCTGCCCGAACATGGTGAACAGGACGGCGGTCATCGCCTCCTGCAGCGGCCCGAATTTCCACTGGGGGAACGCGGCGTCCGCCCCGAAGTTCAGGGTGACGAGCGGGCGGATCAGGTCATGGCTGATGCTGTCGGCGATCTCGGTGGCGGCCGCCTCACGGCTGGCGAGGTAGTAGCTGGACTGGTCCTCGCTCATGCCGTAGGACCCGGCGGAGGCGCCGCCGCCCGCCCGGGTGCCTTTCGCCGCCGCGCCGGACAGCTGCAGGAACCCGGCGAGGACGCTGCTGGCCATCCAGTTCTCCAGGAACGTCATGCACGCCGCGAACTGCGCCCCCGCATCGGCTGCTGTCGGCAATGCCTCGAACGTCTTCATGCCCTCCGACGGGTGGACGAGGCCGACGATCCCCGAGCCCCTTAGCTGGGAGATGTCATCAGCGCGGGCGGTCGCCTCGCTCTGGTCGTTGCCGT